GGAGCCGGTGGGAAACGAACCTGCATCGACTGCGGTGGACCCCTCACCGACTTCGAACAGCGAGCCGGATACGCCGACTGCGGAAACTGCGCCGCCCCCTTCTGAACCGGCGCTGGACTTCGACAAGGACGTCGGCCCGGTCGTGGTCGAAGCCGTCACCACGCACGGCCGTGATCCGGTCGTGGCGATCCTCAACCAGTTCGGCGCAGAGCGCGCCAGCGAAGTACCGGAAGGCCAGTGGGCCGAACTGGTCGAAGCCCTGAAGGCGCTGTAATGGAAGTCTGGAAACCTATACCGGACTTTGAAGGCCTGTATGACGTTTCCGATTTAGGACGCGTGCGCAACGCCCGTAGCATGTACGTGTTGCGCACGCGCCCAGACACGGATGGCTATAGTCTAGTGACTTTATACCGTGGCAGACCAGCTCAGAAGTATGATAAAAAAGTTCACAGACTTGTTTTGTCCGCTTTCGTTGGGCGGCCTAGTGAAGGGCAACAGGGGAACCACATAAACGGACGCCGGGACGACAACAAACTGCAGAACTTGCAGTGGGTGTCGTGTTCGGAAAACCACCTGCACGCTTACGGAGCCTTAAAAAGGCAACCGTCAGCGGAGAAAGCGGTTGAAGCCCTGAAAGACGGAAAAGTAGTACTTTTCTTCCCTTCCGTATCTTGGGCCGGGCGTTCTGGCTTTCGGCGCAAATCAATACACGAAGTGCTGTCTGGGAAATGGAAGACACACAAAGGCTACAACTGGAGGTACGCATGAGCGACGGAGAATACCACGCCAAACTATCCCCGTCCGGTGCCCATAGGTGGATGGCGTGCGCTGGGAGCGTGGTCCTAGAGGCCTCGTTCCCCGACAAGGGCAGCGTCTACGCCGACGAGGGCACAGCGGCTCACACCTTGGCTGCCTACTGCCTGCAGGACGGCACCGACGCCTCGGACTATCTGGGCGAGACGATCCACGTCGGCGAGCGCAAGTTCGTGGTGGATCCCGCCATGGCCGGGCACGTCGCCGACTACGTCAAGCTGGTGCGCGACCTGTCGGCAGGCAAGCAGCTGCTGGTCGAGCGCAAGGTACCCATCGGGCACCTGACCGGCGAGACCGGCGCGACCGGGACCAGCGACGCGGTGATCATCGACCGCGAGCAGGGCACCCTGATCGTGGCTGACCTGAAGTACGGCATGGGGGTCAAGGTGGACGCCATCGGCAACCACCAGCTCCAGATGTACGCGCTGGGGGCGTACGAGGCCTACAGCCTGCTCGCCGACTTCCAGACGGTCAGCATGTACATCCACATGCCGCGCCTGAACCACGTCAGCGAGTACCACATCACGGTCGAGGAGCTGTTGCAGTTCGCCAGCCGGGTGCGGGACGCGGCTAAGGCTGTCGAGGCAGCGCACAGCGGCGTATACGAGCGACCAGCCCCGCTCTGGACTGAGCAGCACCTGCAGCCCGGCGAGAAGCAGTGCCGCTTCTGCAAGGCCAAGGCGACCTGCCCGGCGCTGCTGGCCGAGGTGACCGAGGTGGTCGGCGGCGCGCCCGTCGCCACAGCGGCTGAGTTCGCCGAGTTCATGCCGGTCAACAACGACGTGGAGGTCGGCGACAACTACCTGTCCATCGCCATGGATAAGGTCGGGCTGGTCGAGGACTGGTGCAAGGCCGTCCGGGCCGAAGTCGAGCGGCGTCTGCTGCGCGGCGACAAGGTGCCCGGGTACAAGCTGGTCGAAGGCAAGCAGGGCATTCGGCAATGGGTTGACGCCGAGAAGGCAGAGGCTGCATTGAAGGCCCTGAAGTTGAAGCAGGACCAGATCTTTGAGCGCAAGCTCGTCAGCCCCACGGCTGCCGAGAAGGTGCTGAAGGGGGAACCGGAGAAGTGGGACAAGCTGCAAGGCCTGATTTCACGTAACCCGGGCAAACCGTCGGTGGCCCCGGTCACCGACAAGCGGCCAGAACTGGCCGTAAACACTGCCACCGCTGCGGAGTTCGCCGCGCTGGCCAATACGGAGTAACTCAAATGTCAATTATGTTTCTGAAGAATGTCCAGATCGCGTTCCCGGCCCTCGCTGAACCGCAGGCCATCGGCGATGGCGAACCGGCCTTTGGTGGCCGCTTCGTGATTGACCCGAAAAACGCCGCGCTGGTCAAGGAAATTGAGGCCGCGATGCGCGCCGTCGCCGTCGCCAAGTGGAAGGACGACGGGGAGGCCGTGCTGGCCATGCTGGTCGACGAGGGCAAGGTGGCTTTCGAAAAGAAGCCGTACCGCTCGAAGAAGACCGGCAAGGTCTACGCCGGTTTCGAGGACAAGTACAACCTCGGTGCCCGCACCCCGGCCAACAAGCCGCGCCCGACCGCGTTCGACGAATACGGCAAGGAGCTGACCACCAAGGCCGAGATCGAGCAGAAGATCTACAGCGGCTGCGAAGTCACTGCCAAGGTCGAGTTCTGGGCGCAGGACAACAGCTACGGCCGCCGCATCAACTGCACCCTGCTGGGTGTGATGTACGCCGGTGAAGGCGAGCGCTTCGGCGGTGGCTCGGCACCGGCATCGGCTGACGACTTCGGAGCCTTCGCCAAGGGTCCGGCTGACGCATCGGATGTGCTGTGACCGTCGCCCGCGAACCCACCAACTACGACGAGCGCCTGAAGCTCCTGATCGAACGCGTCGAGCGGCTCGAAGAGGAGAAGCAGGCGATTGCCGACGACATCAAGGACGTCTGGGCCGAAGCGAAAGCGGTTGGCTACGACACCAAGATCGGCAAGCAGATCGTACGCATCCGCAAGATGAAGCCGGACGACCGGCGCGAGCATTACGCCCTGCTGGGCACCTATGCCGCCGCGCTCGGTCTTGATCTTGGCTTCGACCTGCTGTGATGCTATAACCTTGGGTCCGTCGCCCTAGCCCGCATCCGGGCGGCGGACCCTCCTCTCTGGTGAAGCCCGGCGCGAGCCGGATACTCCCGTGCGTTTGCTGATACAACGCGCCGGGCTTCTCCAGAGCGGAGGCAAATACCTAATGGACCTGTATCTGGATACCGAGACCTTCGGCGAGGAGCCGATCAAGAACGGCGCGCACCGCTACGCCGAGAAGTCGGAGGTGCTGCTGGTCGCGCTGGCCGCCAACGACGACCCGGTGGGTGTTTGGGATACGCAGGACAATCCCAACTGGCGCCCCGCGCTGCAGGCGCTGATCGACCGCGCCGAACGCGTCATCATCCACAACTCCGCCTTTGACCGCACCGTGCTGCGCCATCATGGCGTAACGATCCCGGTCGAAAAGATCGTTGACACGATGGTCCTCGCCCTTCAGCATGGGCTGCCCGGTTCGCTGGGCCAGCTTTGCGATGTTCTCGGGGTCGAGCAGGACAAGGCGAAGGACAAGGATGGGAAAAAGCTGATCCAGCTTTTCACCAAGCCGCGTCCGAAGAATATGAAGCTCCGGCGTGCAGACAGGGGGACGCATCCGAATGAGTGGCAACGGTTCATCGAATATGCCCGGCTCGACGTGGACGCGATGCGAAGCGTATATCGGCGAACTCCCCGATGGAACGATCTGCCGAGTGAGCGATCATACTGGCGAATTGACCAAGACACTAACGACTGTGGTATCGCAGTCGATACTGGACTTGCCCAATCCGCTCTCCGAGCTTTTGGACGAGCTTCAGGATCTCTTGCCGCTCTTACCGCCGGACTTACAGGCGGACTGGTAAGCGCGACCACGCAGCGCGACAAGCTGATCGCCTACCTGCGCGAGACCCACGACTTCGTAACCGCCGACATGACCAAAGGTTCCGTCGAGTTTTTCCTGCGCGACGGCAATCTCGACCCGCAGGTGCGCCAGCTGCTGGAGATCCGGCAGCAGGCCGCCGCGACCAGCCCGTCCAAGTACAAGGCGCTGCTCAGCGCGGTGTCGTCGGACGGCCGCCTGCGCGGCACGCTGCAGTTCTGCGGCGCAGCTCGCACCGGGCGCGACGCCGGACGGATCTTCCAGCCCCAGAACCTGCCGCGCACGCCGGACTGGTTCGACGAGGACGTGCAGGCAATCACCATTTCCGCGATCAAGGCGGACTGCGAAGACCTGATCTGGTCGAACGTCAGCGAGCGCTGCTCGATGTCCGTGCGCGGCTGCCTGCTGGCGGGCGCGGGGTACAAGCTGTCCATCGCCGACCTGTCCAACATCGAGGGCCGCGTGATTGCGTGGGGTGCCGGTGAGCAGTGGAAGTTGGACGCCTTCAAGCTGTACGACCAAGGTCTCGGGCCTGACCTGTACAAGGTTACTGCCGGGCGCATCCTCGGCAAAGATCCGTCCGAGGTCACTAAGGAAGAGCGCCAGCTACAAGGAAAAACTCCTGAATTAGCAGGATCTTATCAGGGCGGCGTCGGCGCGTACCGCGTCATGGGCGGTCCGGTATTCGAGGCCATGAGCGACGAGGCGATCAACGAGATTGTCCGTAATTGGCGGAAACAACACCCGCGCACGGTCGCCTTCTGGTACGATCTGGAGCGTGCCTGCAAGGCCGCCATCCGCAACCCGGGCGAGAGCTTCGCCGTGCGGGACATGGCCGTCTTCGACGTCGTGCCTGACCAGACCGGGCGGCAGTGGCTGCGGATGAAGCTGCCCAGCGGGCGCTACCTGTGCTACCCAGACCCGGCCGTCGAGCAGGAAGACTGCGAGCGCTGCGACGGAGACGGCGAGATCGACTTCGTCCACGAGGACAACGAACTGCGGATGAAGTGCCCGCACTGCGGCGGCTCCGGCAAGCAGGGCTGGGAGCAGATAACCTACAGCGGCGTCAACCAGTACACCCGCAAGTGGAGCCGCATCAGTACCTACGGCGGCAAGCTGGCCGAAAACTGGACGCAGGCCGTGGCCCGCGACGTCTTTTTCTCGGGCATGAAACGTGCCTATAATGCT